TTTTAATGATTAAATATGCGAGTGAACATGATGAGCAGGTCGCTTTTGTAAATTGGTTTAGGTTAAATTATCATAATTATTTAATCTATTCAGTACCAAATTCTGGAATAAGAAGTAAAACCATTGGTATTAGAATGAAACAAGAAGGCTTATTAAAAGGTGTATTTGACCTGCAAATACTAACCCCTGATAAAGAAATTATCTTTATTGAGTTTAAAAGAGTTAAAGAAGCTAATCCTAAAATTTCAAAAGAACAAAAAGAGTTTAAAAAATTTTTAGATGATAATAATTATAAAAACTTTTTCGCTTTTGGATTTTTAGATGCAATGGAAAAAATTAAAGAGGCGATTGATGATAAAAACGAATATAAAAATGAGAGTAACGCCAGAACAAAGTCAAAAGTACAAGAGATTTGTTTTAAGAATGGGATACAATGGAGACTTAGTTTAAATACAATTAGCCATATTAATAAACCTTACTTAGCAATAGAGCCAACTGCAATTTTTTACAGAAGTACAGAAATTGATTATTTAAATATTTCAAGTTTATTTAAAGAAATAGACGCAGATTTATTTATAAGAACAAATGGAACTTGCGAAGAGAATACTTTTAATGAGTTATTTGAAAAAGTAAGCGAAAGAGTTAATGATTTTCAAATAGGAAATATGATTGAACCATTACATAAATATGCAGAATTAGAAAATAAACTAAAAAAGAAAAATGAGATATTAAAAAAAGCTAGAATAAAAAGAAAAAACCAAAGAGAAGAGTTAAATAAGTTAAATCTTAAATTACAAAAGTGTATTAGTTTAGAAGAACATACCAATGTAATTACAGTAAAAAATAATGTGATTAAAGAATTAGAAAATGAAAACTATTTAAATAAAAGCAAACTACACTTGTCATCTTTAAATAATGTCTATCAACAAAAAGAAATAGAAAAGCTAAAAGCAGTTATTGAGTATTTAGAGAGTAAAGTAAAATGAGTCAAATAATAGAATTAACAGAAAAAGAAAAAGTGATGGAGTGTATAAAGGCTTTATCTAGAATAGAGGGTTATACAATGTCTTATGAAGGAATGAAAAGAACTAATGTCCTTTATGATAATATAGATTTACTTATGAAGTATTTTGAAGATAAAAATAAAGAGCTTAATAAATGAAAAAACTAATATCAGCTTCATTTATAGTATTTCTAAAGATATTTGAACCGATAAGAAGTAATGGAAGTATTAAGATTAGTGAAAGATTTGATTTAAAGGGGAAGTGATGAAAAATAGCAGTTATGTATTAATGAGTTTTATTTTAATTACAATAATCAATATATTTGAATTAAAAATAAATAGTAATATGATATATGCTTTAATTTTAGCTTGTACTTATTGGATTGTTAAAACTTTAGAGGATAATAAAGGTAATTAATGGCAATATTAATTTTTATTTATATAAGTTGTATTATCTATAACAATATAATTGTAAATGCAGATGATTCAGATTACTTTATGTTTTTAGAAGAAGATAGTCCTTTTCTATTTTTTTATTATATAACTATACCAATTGCTAGTATAGTATTTACGATATGTTGGATTAAAGAGGATTTGAAATAATGGGATTATGTATATAAGGATTAATTAATATTGTTATATTATGTTACTATATGTATAAAAATGTTAATAAGGTGTTAATAAATGATAAAAGAAGATGAATTAACTGATAAACAACTTATATTTGCAAAAGAGTATTTAGTATGTATGAACTCGACAGAATCGGCAAAGAAAGCTGGATATAGTGAAAAGACTGCTTATTCACAAGGTTGTCGCTTGTTGAAGAATGCTAAACTAAAGGCATATATAGAACAATCACTACAAGATAGGGCTTCTAAGCTTGATATTACACCTAATAGACTACTTGAAGAACTTAGTCATATAGCCTTTTTTAACATTTCTAACATATTCGATGGTTCTTCGTTAAAAGAGATTGATAAATTACCTGAAAATGTTACAAGAGCTATAAGTGGAATTAAATCAAGAATGGAAAAATCAGATGGTGAAAATGTTTGTGAAGTGATTGAGATTAAATCAAATGATAAACTAAAAGCTATTGAAATGCTAATGAAACACTTAAAAATGTTTGATACTCCAAAAGAAGACCCAGCTGATATGGTTAATAATATAACAATAGAATTTAAATGATATTTCAAGTAAATAAATCACATCAAGATTTCTTTTTAGATACTCATAGATGGATTGTTAATTATGGAGGTGCTGGAAGTGCTAAAAGCTACTCTACTGCTCAAAAGATATTAACTAGAATACTAACGGAAGAAAACCACGATTTTATTATTGGAAGAAAAGTAAGTAAAACTCTAAGATTATCAGTATTTAAACTATTCAATACCCTAATAAGTAAAGCGAATCTACATAGTCAATTCAAAATAACTCTTAGTCGTTGCGTCAAATAATAGGAAGTCAAAACTGGCTCCACTTGCCATTCCGAATGGGTTCGTTGTTGGTGTGGTTGCTAGTGTCCAATATTGAGCACCGTAGGAATAGTTAGCAGTTGAAGCCGTTCCACTTGCTGTTAGTTGAATATTTGCGCCATGAGTTCCAGCAGCAGTTCCCATATTTTCGAAAACCAATTTATAGTTTGAGTAAGTTGAAGTAAATACTGAGTTCACTTGCACTGCTGTTTGCCCTGTAAATGTTCCACTATTCACATACACCCAGCCAGCGTTAGCAAGGTAAGTATTCGTGTCACTCGCCGTGAGCACCTCACCAGTAGTAAAAGTCTTTATAGCCATAGTTTTAGTATCCTAACTTGTTGTAATCGAGCTGTCCGAAAGTTGCATTATTAAGTATCAGGTAGGCGTTTAGATCAGCACCTGACAAATAAAACGTGTAGCGGCTTGACTCAGGCGTTGCCGTCATGCTGACACCCTCAATAATGCAGCTAAACACAGTGCCACGAAACGTGACATTGACCTGATAACCAGGGTAACTGCTCAAAGAACCAGCACCTAAAAGCGAGTCCAAAGCAAAACTCTTTTGAGCCTCAGCCAAACAACTAATTGACAACAGCGCCTGACCTTGCTCGTCATAGTTGCTTAGCAAATAGTTTGCGTAATCAGTGGCCTGCGATGTGCTTGCGTTAAAAGTGTTAGTTAGCAAAGTACGAAAAGGCGCTGTGCCAGTCTCTACTGTGGCAGCTGCAAAGTTTTCAGGATCAACAGTTACCTGTGTGTAGTAGTTATCTGCGTAACTGCCAAAGTTAATTTGGTCATACACCTGATTAGTTGAGTTATTAGCCACATCACTGAAATTGACTGTGGCAACCACTGGTTGAAAAGGCGTAAGCACTATTATCTCGCCTGCTGCTAAAGCATCGTGCATACGGCCATTAACAGTGACCAGCACTTTATTTAACCAGTCTCCCCAAGTGCTCGACACTGTTGTTGCGGCCATAGCCTGGGTTTGGACACCAACAGTTTGCACTCCGATATTTGTTTCAGTAGCGCAGTCAAAGATTTGATTATCTAAAGTGTCTGCAGCCATTGAGTAATTTTCGCCCTGTGCCCTACCCAAAACACTAAACGTGCCCTCAACAGTAAACGTCACAAAGTCTGCCTGACCTACTCCACCACCAAACGGTATGCCATAGGAAACATCGACATCGTTAATAACACCGTTAAACAATGTAAAAGCAGTGCTTAAGTTTTTTATTTGCACAAAGTTGCCAGAAACTAAATTAGTAATCGGTGAGGCATAGCCTGTCGGGTAACGCATTGTCACGCTCGCTGTAGATGCGCTGTAGGCGTTCAACTGGCGCTGACGGCCAATGCTAAGCGCAATGTCCTGCACATTAGTAAGCGCTGTAAACGTCACATTGTCAGGACTAATTTCGACAGAGTAATTTTGTGGCATCAGAAAGCGTTACTTATCTTGATAGGGACAGAGCCGTTTTGCCTCATGTAGGTGCGTAGTGCCTGCACCACTGCGTTAGGGTCGCCACCGTTCACATTGATGTTGACAGTCGTGTCACCCATGCCAGCGCCAGCGTTACGGCCAGTCAACGGAATAACTGCTTCAGGGCCTCGCTCACCGATCATGGCGAGCGTTGGACTGGTCACAATGCCACCGTCAGCAAGCATTGGGATATTTGGCACATCGAAGCCTTTGCCACCGAGACCCGGCACCCAAGACGGAACCTTGAACGACACTTTGCCAAATGTGTTGTTCCACAAAGACGCTAAACCGTTGAAGACTGTTTTGAAGACGGTTGCTAAAACATTGAATTGAAACTTGATGACGTCAACCCATAGACCTATGGCGTCACCTAGCGTTCGGAACACTGACTGAACGCCGTTCCTGAACCATTCAAATTTGTTGTAGGCAAGAATTAGACCAGCAATGATTGCTGTGAACACAATGAGTCCAGACGCTACTTGTACGGCTGTGAACGATGCAGCCAATGCTGTGTTGAGTGCTGTGGTGATGCCTGTAATTACTGACCAAGCCGTCATTGCACCATTAGCGACGAGAATTGCAGTGGCTAGACCAGCGATAGCGCCAGCAACGGTGACAAACACAGTGCTGTTTTGTTCTGCCCAATTGCCCATGGCCTGAAGACCCGGCAACAACTTTTCAACTATCGGAAGAATGAGCGCACCAACAGATTCTTTTGTTTCGTCAAACTGAACTTTCAACCGGGCAAACTTGCCTGCAGCAGTATTTGCAGCTGTGGTTGCAGCGCCACCAGTTGCCTGACCGATTGCATACATGACGTCTTCGAAGGATGCGCCGTCCTTGATCATCTGACGGTATTCGGGGGCAAGTTTGGCTAGGGCTGTGAGATTGCCACCGTAAGCCTTTTCAAGTGCCTTGGTTACGGTTTGGAGTGGGACACCTTTTTGGGCTGCAATGTCCATCGCTGCACTGGCGAGTTCTTGTGCGTGGGTGACTGAGCCTGTAGCCCTGACGAGTCCAGCAAGGGCAGGTCTTAGATCATCATCGGTGACACCAAGCAGACGCCCCTGTGCGCTAATCCAATCTTCGACGCTTTCAATCTGTAAGTCGTTAGCACCAGTGGTCACTTTGAGTTGTCGGGCTAGTTCCTCTTGCGCTGCAGCGTCTTCCATAGCGCCCTTGGTGGCGACAGCCAACGCTGCGCCGATACCAGCCAACGCTGCTGCAGCAGGGAGCGCAGCCTTCTTGATAGCGAATTGTGCTTTTTGTCCAGTTGTCTCTAACTGTTGAAATTCTTTGATGGCTTTGGAAACACCTGCGCCGTCAAATGTTGAGATGATGGGTATTGAAAGTGCCATTAGTTCAGTTCCTTTTCGACCAGACGAATGGCATCTAATGAGAGGCGTTCTAAGCCTCTTTCAATCTCGCCACGCTTCTTATAGACAGCAGGCCCAAGAACTCTCGTGTGGTTGGGTTTGAGTGGCCCTAGAGAGTCTCCTAGGGTGTTGGGATTGCTTCGCCCTGCAGCCTCAAACACTGCAGCACCCACGTTTGTTTGTGTGATGTAAAGCAGGCTTACGGCTTCCCTTGCAGCGTCCACTTTCAACTTCACCCCAGCCTGTGCTTTAGCCACCGAGAATGGGAAGATTTTGCGTCCTGATTTATCTGTCCAGTTACGAGCCATACCCGAAAGGGGGATTCGGGCGTAGCCCTTTTGGGCTTCCTGAATGGCAGGAGCTGCTATCTCGTTGGCGTTCTTGGTGAACTCTTTACGAAGGCCCGGTTCAACCTTGTTCAGTGAACGGATGGCTTCTTTCAGACCTGTCATTTCTATCGAGGCTGATGCTGTCATCTCTTGTTCGCTGCTTTCTGCTGGTTGTTCAGAATCTCAATGACGGTGTTTAGATCGTCCATATCAAATTCTATTTGTGGGGGATAAAACCCTGTCGCAACAAGTACCTCTGCTAAGGCTCTTCGGTAACTGTTGCTTCGGTGGCTTTTGGGTCTTCTTGACCAACTACTTCTACGGCATTGACTTTCTTGATGTATTCGTCAAATGAAACTGGCACTGGAATGTTGTTTTGTTTGCAGCATTCATACGCCATAAACGCAAGGTCTTCGATGCCGATGCCGTTAGCGAGCGTTGAGGCTTTTTGTTTGAACTTGCGTTCCCAAGCGACAATGACGAACAGATTGGTTTCTAGTTCGTATGGTTCGCCTTCGTTTGGCGTTATGCGTAGTTGGATTTTCATTGTTTCCCTCTTTCCTTAGATCAGGTGATGTCTCGTACCCATGTGCCACCAGTGAAGGAGGCCGTGACGGTTGCGAGTTCGCCCACTGTGGAGTTGATTGGCGTGAAGTTTTCCAGCATTGCGTTCGTGATGACGTATTCAGGGTTAGACGCTGATTCTGTTGCTCCAGATGGGCTGATGGTCAAAACTGTGGAGCCTTGACCAACCATGGCTGCGAGTGCTGTTTCAACTTCGTTAGCACCGTATGAAAGGAAGAAGTCAATTGAGACTTCAACGCTCTGAAGGCCACCAACAAAGCGATGACCAGTGTCACCGAATGCTGTTGCTTCAAGAGAGTCCTGACCGATCGTGACAGTGCAAGCGTTTGCCTGATCACTCAAGTCGTAAGTAGTTGCGCCCTGCGTAATGTTGATTGTTGCATTGCTGAGGAATGTTGTTGTTGCCATTTCTGACCTTTCTAGTTTCGTTTGACTGCGATTGCCACAGTCAAATCATATGTTGGGATGTCTTGCCCACCGTAAGAAGCATTGCCCGGTCGGGCGTCAACTACGGCAATGGAAGAGTTCATTATTGTGTCAACCGTTGTCATCAGATAGTCACCTGAATCTTGGTTGCCGGGAGGAGCTGCAAGTATGCGAACTGGAATGCGAAAGTCGCCCACGTTGTAAGTCCATGACGTCATTACTGGTAATTCAATAAAGACAGACATTGGGCGTGCGTTGCGTGGGTCTGTAACTGGTTTCAAACCAAGTGCTGTCAACGCTGTTTTAATTGCGTTTACTGCGTCAACAAGGATTCCAGATGCAGGCATTAGGCAACCTGTGGACGGCCACAACCGATGAGAGACATGATGCGTCCCATGGTTGAAGGGATAGGTATTGAAGACATTGCGTCAAACGATGCAAACGAATCTGCACTGCCACGTTCCCTGTAAAGGGTCGCTGCATACATGATCGCACCGAGTTTCACATCTGCACCGGGGACTGTGGTCATCGAGTCTGTGTAACCAGCCTCACGACGTTTTCTGAAGCACCAGTTGTTGGTGGCATTGACGCAAACGGTGACAAAGGCCGTGTCGTTCGCCGTTGCAACGTCAATCCCTAACCAACTTGTGACATCGGAAGCCTGTATCCACGATACAGACGGTGTGAAGGTCACAGTTCCTGTAGCAACAGAACGCTCTAGATCGTCGCCAGCGTCTCGGAAAAGAAACTGAAACAGTCGAATGACTTCGTTGTCAAACTCAAAGTCGCCTTCGTCTGACTGTCCGATGTATTCGTTGTCTTGCGTTGAGAGAACGGTGTGTGTGCCGTTTATGTCGTGGCCAGCGCCAGCGATGGTGACAACATCGCCAACGGTGATACCAGTTTCAACGAAGGTCTGAAGAACCACAACACCGTCTAGGCGTGTGTGAAACGCTAAGTCGTAAGTGGCCATGGTTCTTCAGTTCCCTCTAGGTCTCAGGACTAAGCCTGTGGAATCTTCATGAACTGGTTGGCGTCAATCATCTTTGGTGCAAAGTAGCCACGGAATGCGATTGTGCGTGACAGCGTTGATGGATTGTCAAGGCTGATTGCACCCTTTTGCTGTTCGTAGCAACGGAAAGCACCAGTTGCTGCTGCGCCCACAATAGTGGTCTTTGCTGCAAACTGTGTGTCCACTACAAGACGCAAACCGAACACAACTGCGTCACGGCCACCGGGGTTCATGGTGCCGAATGCGTTCATTGGCCCAACCTGTGGGAACAATGGACGGTCTGCAGTGTCACTGAGTTGACCAAGTTGTGCGAACACATCTGGTGAAACAAAGAGGTGGTCTGGCATGTAGTAGCCATTGCTCAAAATGGTTGTTGCGCAAGCATAAACCTTTGCGATCCAGTCTGCAGGGTCTGTCGTTGCAACGTTACCTGTGGTCTGTGAAGTACCTGCAAGAAGCGCATCAGCAGCTGCATTGTCTGTTGCAAGGGCGTATTTTTTGCCCATGTCTTCAAGAAGGCCGTTGAGCACTTCTGGTGAAGACCAGTCGATTGAAGCCTCTGATACTTCGACGTATCCACCGTAGATGTCCTTGGTGATTTGGATGTCGTCAACGACGTATTGACCTGCTGTGATCGTGGTGTTCTGTGTCTGTGGGCCACCAATGCTTGTGTGCGTGGTGATTTTTGGAACGATGAATACCTTGCCTGATTGAGGCATTGGGCGTGAGCCGATTGCATCGACTACAGGTCGCAGACCTTGGATTCCAGAGTAAATCGGCTGAACGATTGGCAATGGCAAAATTCCGTCAAGGTCGGCCGTGGTTACATCCGGTGCTGCAGCACGAAGACGGGCGTTGAACTCGGCAGCGACAGCGCCACCTTGCATCTGTGCGCTGATCCATTCGCCAGCAGATGGCATCTTGAATTCACGCTTCGCTGTTGCGAATAGGGGTGTTTGAATAACGTCGGGCTGGGAGGCTTCGACTGGGTTTTCTTGTGACATGGTTTCCTCCTCGGAAGTGTCGTTGTTGGGGGTTTCGGTTGCTTCTTCTTCAGGTTCGGAAGCAGCGATTTCTGTGATGACAGCATCTTTGAATGCTGGGGAAGCAACAAGGCTGATTTCTTCTAGCGATGCTGAAGAGACAACCATTGTGCCGTCCTTGGCCATTGTGAATTTGAGTGGGATAGCGCCAACGCTCACGGAGTCGTAAGCGCCTGCCTTGACAAGTTCAATAGCGTCATCTGAGGCTCTGGTCTTGGCAAACTTTGCAGTGAACAAAAGTCCTTCTTCTGCATCTGCAAGTTCAGTCACAACACCACGCAACTGCGTTGAATCGTGATTTTCCAAAAGTTTCGGGTTCTTTGCTTCAATGTCAAAAGCGCCACGAAGGAAAGAAACCTTGGTGCCGTCTGAAACTGTCGCTGTGACATCCCACGGTACGGCAACGCCTGTGATGGTGCGTGGCGAGTCTTCGCCTGCAGCAGCATCCAGTGTCACTGGTATGGCTTGTAATCTGATCATGCTGATTCTGTCTCCGATGGTGTTGAAACGGCTGGTTCTATTGGGGTTTCTGCCATGTCGTTATGTTCAAGCAGATCGTCAAGGTCAAACTCGACAAAGCGTCCACGGCTCAACACGTCATCCATTGAAAGGCGCTGTGTGATTGCTGTGGCATACATCTGTGCACCAAATAGCCAAAGGTCTTGTCTCGCCTGCTGTGCGTTCTGGTAGGTCATTGAAGCACCGGGGGTTGGTGCCGAAACGAGATAGGCAGGGACGCTACAGAGGCGTGACAGATCGAGTGCTTGATACTGGCGTTGTTCGCTGTTGACACTCATTGGGTCTTTGTCAAACTCGACAAATTCCACAAAGTTATTGAGTGCGCCAATGACGTTTCCATCACGGCGAGCCTGCGCCCACGATGCAGCAAGATCACCAAGTTCTTCGCCCGAC